TTTTTCTTTTACTTTCTTCTGTATGTAATGGTAATTTTCCTTTTAAAGCCTTTCTAATTTCTGACAATTTTTGTTTACACTCTTCTGATCGCGGTTGTAGCTTTCCTTTTAAAGCCTTTCTAGTTTCTGACATTTTCTTTTTGGCTTCTTCAGAATGGGGTTTTCTTTTTTTACCTTTTGCTGAGTCAGATCTTTTTTTCTTTGACTCCTCAGAATGTATAAGTCCTACTGCTCCATCTCCACCATTTGTCATATTAACTAAAGTTCCAATTCCTTTATCTTTTCTACCATAGTATTCTATAAGTTCTATTTCTTTTAATACCGCTTCTTGCCAAGTTATTCCGTCTTCTATAATTTCTATAGAATATCCAGCTTTATTTACTATACTATGCCAATATTCATTTCTATGAGTTTTTGAATATGCCCTAGATTTGTTTTTACCTATTCCAATATAAAAAACTTCATTGGTGTCTAATCTAATATGTTTATAAACATATGCCATAAAATAAAAAAGCCCAAATAATCGTGCGGCTATGCGACAGCACACAAGATCAAAGGGCTAATAAGTTTATTATAGATACTCGAGTCGCATTCGATTATCATCTATAATAAATATCAAGTATCTTTAAGAATGTTATTTTATTCCTCAGTACTCAAATATAATCCAGTGGTATCGCCACCTTCGGCAACTGCTTCTTTATTAATTAATTCATGGATCTCTTTCTTGATCTCTTTATAAGCATCAATATATTCCTTAAGTTTCTTTTTATCATCTTCTGAAAGTTTACTAATTCTCTCTTTCATAGTCATAGTACCTTCAACAGGAACGGTTTCCTCTTGTGCCATTGATTCATCTTCCATCAATGATAGGATTGCTTTGCTATACTTAACTGGATCTACGTAATTCATTTGATTCTTTCTAATAAATATTAGACATGCGAGCAATTTCCTTCGCTACATTCTTATCTTTAATGACATGAACTTCAAAGTCACTTTTAGATCCCGCTGCTACGATACCTGTGTATCTCTCGGCAGTTGAATGCTTTACACAAGAAGTAGAATATCCTAATGCTACACGTTTTGGGTGGATCTCAGTTCCACACACTTTACAATATTTTTTCATAACTCTTGAATTTGTTTTAATAGTTCTGTAACTTGTTCAGGCGTTAAATACCCTCTAACATCTCCATTTGCTACCGGATTATCATAATGGATTTGTCCATCTTGATTTAATACGGCAAGTTCATATAGACCCTCTCTACCGCCATAACTATAATTGTGTCTAACTATACTGGCTCCATATCCATTATCAAATTCTATTCTACACTGCACTCCATTATAGAATTGATCTTTCATTTCTATAAATTCTAAGTCTTTAAATGTCTTCATATTTTTATTTTTACCAACTTGATGAATAATAATAGGCTCCGTCAGGATCTGATAAAGCTTCGTCTATTATTTTTACTGTTTCATGTAGATCGTCAAAATAATATTCATCATACTCAGTATTACCAAAGAAACAACCACTCATAGTAGGAAGTAGTTCAGGAGCTTTATTACCGTCTTCAATTACTTGAAGGCAAAGATCTTTAAGTTCTTGAAGTTGATTTGGAAATACAAAATACTCTCCACAATCATCTTGTCCTTTTTGAATATTATCTACGAACCATTTATGAATAGCATTTGCTTTACGCCAATATCCTATCTCTTCAATTATATATTTAACGCGACTACTTTTAATTGTAGGATGATCTTTACCGCCTTTAGTAACAAAGACCTGATCTCTATACTCTTCTTTAAAAAAATCACCTTGAGATATATAAAGTTTTTTGTGCATGTACATGTCTAGTCCCATAACTTTTATTTTTTTAATGTGATATAAACGAACATTAGAATTAATCCTATTAGTGCCAAGAATGCCTCGTCTTTTAAATACTTAATGTACTTCATTATTCAGCATTTTCTTTTTTAGCGTATTGCCTATTGTATCTATCGGTTGTATACTTACTATCACTTTCAGATCCACCATTCTGCCAATCAAATACATCATCAATAAACTCATTAAATCTCTTAATGGTTACAGTAAATTCTTTATCTGATAATTTGTTTTCGTTAGAGACTTCTAATACACATTTGTATTTGTTTATTTCTTTCACTTTGAAAGAATTCACATATACATAATCCCATTTGCTTCTACCTATTTGCAATTTTATTTGGTGTTTAATATCTTCCAAAGTAACTTCACCTGTATCGTAATTTCTATTGATATATTTTTTAGTATTTAGTTCACAAGAGAACCCAACTTTTCTGTATTGGGTTTTTGCTTCATTAGCAATATCGCTTTTCATATTACTAATCGTAGTACGCAACTCTGCGCATTCTCTTTCCATTTTATTGGCTTCACGATATATCTCTAAGAATGCTGGACTCCATTCATGCTTGAACTTATTTTCTATCTCTTGGAACTTAGCAGCTACAGCCCCAAATATCTGTACATCGGCTAGAATAAATCCGTCTTTTGCGGTAGCTCTAGAACTATACCAACTAAATTCGACATACTTAGATCTATCTTCGCTTCTATAGTCATGCATTAGAGAAATAGTACATGAATTCCAACGTGCGTGTTCTTCAAATTTCATGATCTCGATCCTGTCACTAGTAGCTACTATTTTTTGAATTAAATTAGATACATTTTCTTGGAACCAAGATAAGATGACTGCATTTTGTGCTTCATACGCTGGCTTGACTACGTCATTTTCGTAGGCTTCTGTTTCTGATTCTTTTGTCTTGAGTTGTGCTTCTAGAGCCGAGAGGATAACTTGCTTATTCATAACCTTTATTTGTTTGATACATAGTAAAATTAAGACATTCCGTCGAAATAAAAAAATTTATTTTGACTTTTTTTAAAAATTCTCGATTGAAAATCAATAAGTTATAAGTGATTGATTATCAATAAGTTATAAGTGATTGGAAATCAATCAGTTATGAGATGTGTACTTCAGGATTAGTTGGTCTATGATCTGTTTGTCTGATTGATCGAATGACTTTCTATTTTGTATCTTTTTTACGTAGTCAATATGCTTCTCAACCACTTCTAATTTAATTGCATAATTTGAATGCTTACCTTTATTTTCATTAGCAAATTTATATTCTTGAGTGAGGATCTCTTTTAGTGTTTGTATTTTTCTAATATAATTATTTTCAACTTCTTTCTTATCGAAATGCTCTTTAGCTTCCATTGCTTTAACTAACTTATCTCCCATTTTGCCTAAAGAATATTTCTTGTAGTCCATCACTCATTATTTTTAACCATGTACTTGAATATTGTTTTCTGTAATTCACGTAACGCTTCAGTATTATCTTTAATAAGTTCTGCCAATCTATCTCTTTCTTCTGCAATTAATCCCATCATCTCTTCTTGAAGTCTGTCTACTTTTTCTTCAAGCATATCATTCTTTTTAACAAGTCTTTGATATTGCATCCATGCAAAATAGCCAAGTAAAAAAGCAAGTATACCCAAAACCCCATATTGTAAAAAATACTCTTTTATGTGTTCTGATTCTGTTACCTGAAGTAAGGTCATACTTTATAGTTATTTAATATAACAATAAATATTAATAGTAAGGTTAAACTACTTAGTATTAAACAGTTCTTTTAAACACTTTTTTGTGTCCCTTTTAGCGATTTTTGTTGCCTCAATCTCCATAGGATTTTTATGGTCTGGTAGATATAATGCAAGTATTTGATAGTGCTTCATATTCTGTTTATAGTGCACATACTCATGAATAATACTATTGACCAATTCAGGTAAATTATCATTCGCTATCTTGTCTACAAATATAACAGATTCAATCTCATCATAGAATGCCATACAACCTTCTGTATAATAGTCTGGCTTCTTAAACTCTATTACCGGAACTGGTCTATTGAATTTAGATTTACCATAAGTCTTTATACACCAATCAAGAATTTGATTTACGTGTTTTCTCGTAGGCTTTATTGTAGATTCCATAACTACAGATTTTCTTGTATGAATACTTTTTCTATTCTTTTAGGTGTCACTGAATAATCGGCTTTGAAATATCTTGGCATCTTTTCTATGATCTTCTGATTACTATATGGACTATTTTTTGGAGTAGCCCATTTCCTTGTGGCCAATAATCTGTTATAGAAGTAGATGTAAGCATTAGCCTTTTTTATATAATTGTCTATGTCTACATCTAGACCAAACTTTTTAATAATTCTTACAGACCTCTTTTCATTATCTAGTTCTAATTCTCTAGATACTGCCAAATGTTTCTTTATATTAGGAACCTCCTCACCTTCTAACCAAGCATCTACAAGTGGCATACTTATCATACACTTCTTCCAGATATCTATTTGTTCTACCCACTGCGTAAGATGTGAAAACTCATGTGCAAGGATCTCTATCCAATCCTTTCTATTCATTGAACAAACAAGAGCCGGAGTATCTTCGTCAAAATATCCTGAGCACTTTATATTTCCTGACAGTCTAACGTACTTTGTTTTTCTTAAGTCACATTTGACTCCGTACTTCTTACATTCAGACTTTACGTATTTGACGAACTCTCTTTCCTTCTTGTTCATATAGATAGGTTTTAGGTCCTATGATAAATATGAACTCTTTAAGTCCTCTATATGCTTACACGTTTTTTTATTTCCAGAAAATTTATATGAGTGACAGTTACACTCCCATGCTTTTCCTTTGAGTGTCACTAGATACTTCTTACCTTTTGTACCTTCCACATCCCATTCAATATCTCTTTCAAATGCAGAGTTCTTTCCACCTCTATGAGGCTTCTTGAACCACAGGATCTGATCTCTTGTGGTACCTTGAGGCAAATCTCTTCTTCCATTATCATCTATTAGATAAGGACCTTTCTCGTCTATCCAAAAGAATGGAACTATAAAAGAGTGCACAATTATCATAGGAATTTAAATTTAAGCAATTCTAGGATATCTTTAAAACTAAACTTATCAGTCTGAGGAATTAGTTTGGTAAAGTCATAGTGCTCATTTAAAGAGTGCTTCCTAGCTTTCTCTTTAGTAAGATCATACGCCATACCAAAATTGTATTTCTTTACCCATTCATTATACTCTAAAGAATTCTTAGGTAGAACTGTGCTTTGTACTCTTAATTTATTCATAGTATTATTTTTTATAACCAAATGTTCTTGACATATCGTGTCCACGTAAATGATAATTGACTTCAACTACTGACTCTAAAAATATCTCTGTAATTTGTCCAGTCAATCTATCTTCAATCATGGCATGTCCTGTACCATAACGATGATCAAGATCTATTGTATTAAAATATTCCTCAGCGTCTTCATAAGTGTCGAACACTTCTGTTGTAATATCTTCCTCAGTATACCCATCAATGAGCTCTTGATTATGATCTCCAAACTCGTCAATAGTTGTAATGTAAGGACTTACTGTTACGAAAAACTTATTAGGAAGTTGTCCGTCTCCGATAATTTCTGATGCTAATGCTTTAATTTCTTTCTGAGTCATAACCTTTAATTTAAATGAATTGTTTGAAGTTCTTTTGGAAAATTTGGATAAGTAATAATTGGAATTGTTAACGTCATAACTATTTATTTAATGAATAAAATTGGAATTGAAGGATCGGTTGGAGTTCCATACTTCTTGTCAAACTCTTCACGTGGAATATATTCGATCTCATTATCGTCTATCCACAATACCTCTACAAAATAATCATTTATGCTTAATACTTTCATACAATTTTATTTAGATCAATTAATTAATGACAAACTGAATCACGCTCATTCCAATCAGCCTCTAGAAGATCGTCGATCTGTCTTTCGATCTCATAGTCAGGCATATCGTCGTCGCTTTCTAATGCTGCACCTCCGTGCCACTTAGTCACATACTCATTCCAAGTCATGCGACCTTCGTTGTATGCTTGTTCATCTTTTTCCATGTTTATTGGATGAGCAAAAATGAAGTTGTTTTCATCTACAACGAAGTTAACTTGACAGTCAGGATGAACTTCTCTAAATACCTGGTGGTTGGCCTCAGCCGTTGCAAAATCGCCTTGAACAGTAATTGTACTGTCAACGACTGTCTCTTTAGTAATGTAGTTAAAAACGAAGATCTTGATGTCCATATTCATTATTGATTTGATACATAGTAAAATTAAGACAAATTTTTGACATAAAAAAATCTTTTTAGTCTTTTTTCAAAAATTGTCGATTGGAAATCAATCAGTTATGCAAGTGATTGAAAATCAATAAGTTATAAAGTATTGGAAATCAATAGGTTATATATATAAAGAAACTATATATATAAGTAGTTAGGTTCTGTATTTGCAATTATTAAAGTGCCATTGCTTCATAGCATTTCCACTTCCTTTTTTTAAACAATAAGGGCATATATGAGATGCTTTCATTTTATTTATATGAGAATTAGATTTAGGTTTTCTCATATTTTGTTTATGTTTTTCTGATTTACTTTTTCTTAACTTTTGTTTAAATGATTCAGACATTTTATTTTTTACACCAGTAAATTTTTCACATTTATCAAAATGCCACTGTTTCATTGCACCGCCACTTCCTATTTTACCACAATGGGGGCAAGTTACTTTTTTAACTGGGTGAGGTTTTCCTTTTTGATTATCACTTATTTTTTTATTTAATTTTAATCTATCAGGATGATTTTTAAAATATTCGCTTAACTTTTTATTTAAAACAGCTTTTTCTTCAAACGTAATTTTAAGTCTTTTGCTTATTAAATGAGCAGCACTATATTCTCCTCTATCATAGTGTATTTGATAATGCTCTTTAATAGATACCGCAATTAAATTAGATATATCATTATTATTTCTATTTCCATCTATATGATGTATATCGTATGTAATACCGTTTTCATCTACTGGTATAGGACCGTGATGATCCATCCATATTTTTCTATAATTCATAAAATAAAAATGGACCCAGAGGAAACAAAGGTCGGGCAATGACCAATGGTTCATGGATCCAATAAGTTATTATAGATAGTTAATTGCCCTAACTGCCTATCTATAATAAATATACTACTTCTTAAAATCTATAAACTCATCTCCGTCTTCTATTTGGTTTTTTTCATCTTTAAATAAGATATCTCCTGAATCATCCAGTCCTAAATTTTTTAAATGATTATAATAAAAATCGTCAAGTTGATAAAAATTCTGTATGTCATCTTTAATTTCTGGTATTTCTATAGGATTGGATTCTATCCTTTGTATCATTTTATTTGAAAATGGATCATCTACATATAAAAAATGACAATTATAACAAAGCCACTGTAAATTTTCTATTCTCCAATCACTTTTACGTCCATTTTTAAAGTTAATAAGCAAAGGAACTCTCATGTCTGTTAATCTTTTCTCTGAGAATTTACATGATGAACATTGGTATCCAAGTCTTCCATCTTTCATTAAAGCTTCTTTGAGCTTTGCTATTCTCTTTGAATTAATAGGTTGACTCTCTTTAAGCATTTCATCTAAGTCAACTTTCCATTTGGAACCTGCAAGGTTTTTAGGTACACCTCTACCAGGAATATTCTTATGTAGTTCAAATAAAGTCTTTCCTGTTTCTTGATCAATGTAAGACTTAGCGTATTTCTTATATGTTATATCTGTAATGCCAAGCCATCTAGCAGCTTCTTTATTACTACGACTATTTGCCATAGCTTCTCTAAGTTGCTCTTCTGTTAATTGAAGCCCTTTATTCCACCATGTATCTGGTCTGGCTTCTCTAGACATATTTTCTTTCGTGAAGAAACCTTTAGGCATCTAACTTAGGATTTAGTTTACACATTAAATGCCAAAGATCATATGGATTTTCAAGTATGAGTTCATCTTTGTCATTAATTATTATTGGATTCAATGTGCCATCGCTATTAACTCTTTCATACAAATAGAAACTAATTACCTCTGTACATTGTTTACCAAAGTGCATGTAGATAAGAGCATCTATAACAGTGAAGAACTTTTCATCATAATCTGCAAAGTCTAAGTTAAGATCAGCATACATGATGTTTTGTCTAACATGTAGTTCATCTAGATTATTCATTAGATTGAAGAATAACTCTCTCTTCTTATCCACTTCAGTTTTCTTCTTTCTTCTTATTACAGTCTTAGTTCCAATTATAGAGTCTACTCCTAATTGGATTTGTTTAAAATCATTCTCCACTGTCTTTAGTTTTAGTTGTAAATTTTCTTGACTTACTCTTTTCTTGAAGAGATTGAATTATGTTCTTGATATGATTACACATCTCATAGTTCTCTTCTTCTATATACCACAATAAACATGTTTCTAAAGCCTGGATCCAGTGGTTTTTATGGATCTCTACATAGCTATTTGTTTCATTTATCTCAAATATACAGGCATAAATCTTCTTATTAACTATAGCATACTCTATGGAATTAGGTATGTGAACCTTCAATAAAGATTTAAGTATTTCGGATTGAGAAACGTCTTCTGCTGTAACGAATTCTGGATTGTCAAACAAAGCTCTAACAACTCTTCTTTTCACCATAACCAATTTATTTTTTATACTTTCTTTTTAGGATTATTTAATTTCATGAACTCAGAATGATCTGGTCTTTTCTTTCCAAAGAATGGGTGATTAGCTCCCTTTAATGCAATTGCTTCTGGTTGTTTATTTTTAATCCCTGTATAAGTAGGGCAATTATCAAAATGCCATTGTTTAGCTTTTATACAAGCCACCATTTTATGACAATGAGGACATTCTACTTTTTCATAGGTTTTACCTTTTTGAGCGTTACTTTGTTTTCTCCTTGTTTCTTCTGAATGCGTTTTTCCTAAATTTGCTTTATTTCCTTTAGAAACTATGGAAAGTTTTTGTCTATGTTCTAAAGTCTTCTTTCTACCAAACCAAGGATGTGCTTCTTTACTGCCGAATCCTCCGTCTCCCATCTCTTCTTTCATATTAGCCCAATTATTTGATTTGACTACATTAAAGAGATTAGAATAATATATTCCTAGTTCTTTTAACTCATCATGGTTATAAGTTTCATGGAGTATCCATGTTTGAAGATCGGTATTTTTTATATTATGCAGATTTAGATGCCTTTTCCATCTTAGTCCACTACCTTCATACTTATAAGGATCTTGAATTGTTTTACCTAGATATAATAACCCTTTAGGACTTTGTTTAACATATATATAAGCTTTCTTAGGCTCCACCTTTTAAAGATTTTATCAGTAATAAAGCTACAGAATTTAAAGGAACTATGAATCCTATAACATTTTTATATGGATTTCTTTCATCTATATCAACTGCTATATTTGCTGCTGAAAATCTTTTCTGTAGTGCTACACTAATTTCATTGGCAAGCATTTGTTTATCTCTAGGATCTTCAAGTTCTTGTTCTAATACGAATTGCATTTTAACTCCAAGCTTAGTTGGATTATCGTTAACATCAAACCTAAGTTTGTATTTCTTTCCTGCTACTGTTATATCAAATAATGGATTAACTGCCTTTGCCATTTGTTTTTATATAAATATCTAGTTAGAATATGTTTTTTGCAGCTAAGAAGGGAAGTTCATACTTCTTAGGTTCGTGATTCTTTACTTTTATTTTCATACTACCGAACTCGTACTCACCAGGTTCTGACAATTGTGACAAGACTGCAGCCGATTGTTGTATGAATGCCAACTCTTCCTGACCCATTCTGGATCCATCCAGCTCGACTATAACGTCATTGGAATATTTTGATTCTACTAACTTAACACGTTGTCTCAGATCGTATTTGGTTTGATCCTGGACATCTCCTACGTATTGGTCTATAATAGTCTGGTCTTCTACATATATGTTTGAACCTAAAGGTTCCATATTATACAATAAGTTTAAAGTGCAATTCTTTATCTCATATCCTATATCAAACCTATTAGGAATTATTGGATGTTGGTACTCGTCATTTTGTATCCACGATCCCCACTTTCTCAAATAGTTTCTTGCAGCATTATGAGAAGCCTTTTTGAAATAATCATCGTCCTTCTGTATTTCTCCTGTCCATCTATGACCTCTACAAGTCAGGTGATAAACAAATGCATCTCTGGATTGTATAAGCTCATAACCGGCTAACATCCATCTTTGGAATATATCAGAGTCTTCGTAAGGAAATGGAGCGAATATTGCATCATGACCACCCATAGATACAAAGTCTTTTTTATATATTATCCAAGGAGCAAACATTCCTTTAGTAGTTTGATCTTTAAACTCTGATTGTTTCTCTATACAAAAATCTTCAAAGCCAGGTATTTTAAGATCGTCAAAGTCTAAACCAAAGTTTTGGATTATCTTCTCTTTTCCTTCTGGGTGGAGTGGAGGCTCGACTCTTGTTCCGCATACCACAACACCCGGTTTTATATGCTTAACTAAGTTCTTTACATAGTTTGGTCCCATGATCATATCAGCATGCATGATACCCACTATGTCTTTAGTCGCATGTTGTATTCCTAAGTCATACAATACTGTATGGCCTTTTCTTTCATCTGATTTTAATATGATCAGATTGTCATCTTTTTTACGATGTTCTTCTAACCACTCGTATGTATCATCAGTAGAAGCATCATCTATTAAAATGAGTTCTATATCAGCCGCATGTTTACGTATACTAGCGTATGCGTTCTTTAAGTGTCTTAGGTTATTATGGCTTGGTATTACTATTGATATCATAAACTTTTTTGTATTGTAAATGCCCAAATTACATTAGGTGAAAATGGATTATAGGCTTGATAATATTGAACATTATTTATTTCAGTTCCTACTTCACTCCAATTATAGAAGTCTTCTGAATAATAAAACTTTTCATCACTAAAGTAGAAATTATTTTTTTGACATTCTGTCTTAATTATAGATTGTCTTTGGGAATTATAATATCTTAAAAACGGTTCACCAGATTCTTCATAGTTCATATAAGGTCCTGCTGGTAATGTAATCATTAACTTAGAGTCTTGATCTTTAAGAAGTCTACATGCTTTATTAATACCTCTGATATCGTGATTCCAATAACACTTATCATCTTCTGATAATCCATTTGCCATTCTATTTCCTGCAAACCAAAATCCAAAATGTTCAAATACAGATACAGAAATAACATAGTCAAACTTGAGACTTTCATCAAACTCTATAAAATCAGATTGGATGTGTTTCCAATTTGTTTCTCTTCTAAGCCAAGAATCTTCTTCCGTAGGAAGTATGTCTGTAGTGTAGACATTATTAAAGCCTAGCTCTTTTATAGTTTCACTAACTCCTTCTACTCCACCATGACGTTCACCAATTATAAGGATAGATTTATCTAGATCTTTTAATTGATTAGCAAAATATGGAACCTCTACTATTTTAGTTCCTCTTAAATTTATCATATCTTAGTTATTAGGGTTGTAATTCTCTCCGAACTTTCTTAATTCAAGATATTGATTTTTAAGTGGAGAGTTTAAAAAGTATGTATTCATATTGTATTCTGCATTTCTACAAAACTCACTAATTCCTATATTAATCTTATTTTGTTTAAATGTCTGAGAATTTAAATGGCATATAGTATTGGAATCGGATACGATTGTTTTTAGAGAATTATTTTTAGTTATACATCCGGTATAGAAGTCTAATCCCCAACCATAGATTAATTCCATGGGATATTGTTTTATTATTTGTAAAGTCTCTCTATCAATTAATGGGCATTGAAAATCTATCCAATCTACTTCTCTAAGGCCTGCTCCCCAATTCCACATTTGTTTCCAATGACATTGTTCTGTTGATGCATTAATAACAGAAGGAGAATATACTGATGCTTTGGATTCTTTTGCTTCTTTCAATGAAGTAGATAAGAATGATGGTCCATGAAATATAAGATCATTATTTAAGAAATATAAATAATCATGATTAGTAGTTAAAAAATATTCTAACACTAAATTAAATCCTCCACCAAAAAATATATTCTCCTCAAGTCTATGAGTTGTGTATTTAGATAAAGCTTCACTGGATCCATTATCAACAACCATTAATTCTGATTTATCGAATAAAGGATCTTTCTTTAATTGTTCTACTAAGTTATCAGTTAAACTAGGTAAATTATGATTGAGTGTTGCTATTAACATACGGAGGTTT